CAAGCTCGACTATTGTTTTGTATGACAATACTTCTGCAGCAGGAGACTCACATACTTTTAAGTTTGGCACAGAAGGATTAGCGCTTGATATACCAGGTAGTGGTATAAGATTTAAAACAGGTGTGTTTCTAGACTTAACAGCTACTGGTGGCGTTACAGTAACGTTTAACTAGGAGGTTAGATGGCAACATCAGGTACAACTACTTTTGAAAGTGGTTTCTTAATTGATGACGTTATACAGGAAGCTTACGATCGCGTAGGTCTTAGATCTGTTAGCGGTTATCAATTGAAATCAGCAAGACGTTCTTTGAACATAATGTTTCAAGAATGGGCTAATAGAGGTTTACATTATTGGGAAATAGATAAAACCAATATTGACCTTGTTGAAGGACAAGCAGAGTACAAATTTTTCAGAAGTTCTGATGATGGCACAAGTACAACTACAGCACCTACAAACGGCATATATGGTGTCGATGATATTTTGGAAGCTGCATTGAGAGACAACAGAGCCACCACAACTCAAAGTGATTCTGCTCTTACCAAAATAAACAGATCAACTTATTCTGGTTTATCAAACAAATTATCAAAGGGCTCTCCGTCACAATACTATGTTCAAAGATTTATAGACCACACAATGCTGACAGTTTATCCAACACCAGACGCAACTGCCGCTGCAAAACATCTGGCTATTTATTTTGTAAAAAGAATACAGGATGCAGGAGGCTACAGCAACGAAGCTGACGTTCCTTACAGATTTGTTCCTTGTATGACTGCAGGACTGGCCTATTACTTATCTCAGAAATATCAACCAGAAAATGTGCAAACTATGAAACTTTTGTATGAAGATGAATTGCAAAGAGCTTTAGCTGAAGACGGATCTTCATCAAGCACATACATAACTCCACAATCATATTACCCAAATGTCTAATTTTGCATCAGGAAGAAAATCAAAAGCGATTTCAGATAGGAGTGGTATGCAATTTCCTTATCGTGAGATGCGAAAAGAATGGAATGGGTCTTTGGTTCACATAAGTGAATACGAAGAAAAACACCCTCAGCTAGAACCAAAAACACAAAAAGGTGATGCACAAGGTTTACAAAACGCAAGACCAGATAGAGTGGAACCACCAGTTCCACACATATTAACAAACAATGCGTTTAGGTCTGGTCAAAGAGATACAATCAACATAAATGTTTTTGATCCAGGACACGGTTTTAAAACTGGTGAAGTTGTAAGATTTACAGGAGCTGCAAGTAAGTTTCCTGTGTATCCTGAAGTTTCACATTTGGAAGCTCACGATATTAATATAAGTGCAGGTCATACTATTACAAGAGTGGATCACGATAATTTTACATTTAATTATAACGATACACTAGATGCGTTTTTAACAGCAAACTGTACTCCAGGAGTGACCACAGTATATGTAGATTTAGATGGAACTCTTACAGAGTATTATCAAGCAGTAGCAACATACGCGACAAGCATTGGTTTATTAGACGCGGGTGGCGATTGGTATGGAATGAACCCAACAATTGAAGCAGCTGCAGTGAATGCAGCACCCACAACATACTTTCAAAACTTAGGTAAAAGAGCTGAAGCAGATGCTTTGATAGATTTAGTCATAGCTAAAAACGGATCTTGGGAGGTTTTATCTACAGCTTTAGATGGAACAACTCAAGAAACTCAAAAAGATGCTTGGGTCACAGCTAACTTTGGAGTCATTGGATCAGGTGTTGGTAGAGCTCCCGCAGCAACTAACTACTCAAATAATTTCGACAAAGGTCCTTTTGGTGGTGCTAATAAAATATTGATAGATGACAGAACCACGTACATCAATCAATTTGAAGCTGCTGGAGGTAAAGGCTTTAAATACTATGAAAGTGGTGGTATATTGAGATTTGGAGGGGACAGGGCATCAGTTGGACCTGTTACACAATTAGCATGACAACATACGCAGAACTAGTAACACAAATTAGAGATTACACAGAGACTGATAATCAGGTTCTAACGGATACAATTATCAATGATTTTATAGAACATGCTGAACACAGAATATTTAGAGATGTTGAATTAAACGACAACAATGTTTATGTAAACGGTAATACGGCAGCCAATAACAGGTTTGTTAGATTGCCTGGTTTTAGCTCAACAGATCCTAGTAAACCAGAAATAAGTGATATAGCGACTATTCGATATGTGACTTTGTACACAGATACAGTGCCTAGAACTCGTTTTGATTTGGTCAGAGTTGACCAAGATTTTTTGGCTGAGTACTACGATACTCCAGAAGTGGGATCAACAGCCAAACCAAGATACTATGCAAACTGGGATATGGGCACAATAGTCGTTGCGCCTACGCCCAATGCAGTGTATAAATTTGAGATAGGTATTACGAAAAAACCCACAGGCTTATCAAGTAGTAACACCAAAACGTGGATCAGTGTAAACGCTCCACGTGTTTTACTTTATGCCTGCTTGTGTGAAGCTTTTAAGTTCTTGAAAGCTTCGCAAGACCAACAAGTGTACGAGGCTTCTTACAAAGAAGCTATTGGACAACTTGCTCAAGAACAATTAGGTAAAAAACGGAGGGATGAGTTTAGGGACGGAAGTATTCGTATTCCTATACCATCCGCAAACCCTTAATAGGAGAAAAGTATGGCGATATCACAAGCAGTTTGTAATGTATTCAAACAAGAGCTACTAAAAGGTAATCACGATTTTGATGGTGGTGCTACTTACTACATCGCGCTATATACTTCTTCAGCAACTTTAGGAGCTACAACTACTGCGTATGCAACAGCAAACGAAGTAACAAACTCATCAGGAACTGCGTATTCAGCAGGCGGTAAAGCATTAACAAGTCCAACTGTAACAGGTGGATCAGGAACTGCTACTGCATTTGTTGACTTTGCTGATGTATCTTGGACTTCTGCATCTTTTACTGCAAACGGTGCTTTGATTTATAGACAAGACGGTGGTGGCCCAACTAATGATGCTGTTGTTGTGTTAGCGTTTGGTGGTGACTTTACAGCTTCCAACGGTACATTTACAGTTCAATTCCCTACAGCTGGCGGCGGATCAGAGATCATCAGATTAGGATAGGAGGACTAAATGGCCTTCGTCGTAAATGATAGAGTCAAAGAGACGACCACAAGCACGGGCACGGGTACAATTAACCTTGCCGGTGCTGAGACTGGTTTTGAAAGTTTTGTAACGGGAATAGGTAATAGTAATACAACTTACTACTGTATCCAAGCACAGGGTGGTTCTGCTTTTGAAATAGGTGTTGGTACAGTTACTGACGCTTCACCTGATACACTTTCACGTACAGCAATTATTTCTAGTTCTAACGGTGATGCTGCTGTTGATTTTGGAGCAGGTACAAAAGACGTATTTTGTACACTTCCTGCATCTAAAGCAGTCATAGAAGATAATAGCACAAATGCAGATATTGCCGGAAACTTAACCATTGGTGGAACGGTTGACGGTGTAGATATTGCAGCGAGAGACGCTGTCTTAACTTCTACAACCACGACTGCAACAAATGCAAATACAACCGCTAATGCAGCTTTACCTAAAGCTGGTGGCACAATGACTGGCAACTTAGTTCTGAGTAGTGCTAACATTACAATGAGTGGTTCAGAAACTGTTGATGGCGTAGATATTTCAGCAAGAGATGCCGTACTAACTTCTACTACAACCACAGCTACTAATGCAGAAACCACAGCAAACGCCGCTTTGCCAAAAGCTGGTGGTACAATGACCGGTAATATTTCTCATGCCTCTGATTTTACTTTAGATATCGGTGGCGAGTTCATAATTGATGTTGACACCCAAGGTTCTGGAAACGGTGTTTTGCTAAAAGATGACGGAACATTGTATGGATCAATATTTAGAAGCAGTAGTAATTTACATATTAAATCTGAAGCCTCAGATCAAGATATATTATTTATGGGCAATGATGGTGGCTCAGAAATAACAGCTCTTACACTTGATATGTCTGAACAGGGAAATGCAATTTTTAATAAGAACGCTGTATTTGCAGATAATGGTAAAGCCGTATTTGGTGATGGAAACGATTTAGAAATTTATCACGATAACGCAAATAGTATAATTGCTGACACAGGAACGGGTGGTTTACAACTACTTTCTAGTCAATTTAAAGTTATGAATGCTGCTGGTGATGAAAATCAAATTATTGCCACTGAAAATGGTGCAGTAGAACTTTATCACGATAATACTAAAGTGTTAGAAACATCTACTGATGGAATTGATATGCCAGACAATAAAAAATTACAAATTGGTGATGGTGATGATTTACAATTATTTCATGATACTACTAACTCACAAATCATTAACAATACAGGCACACTAAAATTCAGGTCTGACGGCTATACTATTAGAAGTAAAGATGATGCCACAAATAGTATAGTTGCTGATCCAGCAGGAGCAGTAGAGCTTTATCATAATGGAGCTAAAATGTTTTCTACTACATCTCAAGGTGTTCAAGTTGAAGCTGACAAAAGATTAGTAATTATTAATGGTAGTACTTGGTCTGGTGAACTTGTAGGTAAAATAGAACATCATTCAAACAATATGTATCATCAATTTAACTCAAACTTTATTGCAAGAAATTCGTCTGGGTCTAATGTATTTACTGTTGATAGCTCGGGAAATGGTACTTTTAACGGT